GTATCTTTGATAGCTGAAACTTGAGCAGCATTTGCTTCTGAAGCCTTGTTTAGTGTATCCGAGAAAAAGCCTTTAAGATCGCCTAGCATCTTTGCAAAATCAGGTTCATCAACCATAACTTCTGATACGTCGGCTGCTTTTTCTAGAACTTCGGCAGAAGCGTCTGCTACTGCATCTGCAGGAGCTTCTTCAACAGCTGGTGCTTCCTCTGCGGGAGCAACTGCTGCTGTGTCTTCTACGGCTGCTTCTGGTGCTACTGCATCTTCTGCAACTACGTTTTCTGTATTCTCTGACACTTCTTTACCTCCTTCTATGTCTGCCTGTTTTGCAATTTGTGTTTCAGGCATGGACAATCTTGACTTTTTGTGTAAATCAAGAATCTTATCTATTTCTTTTGCTTTGTTAACATCGTTTGATTCTACCCAACCGATCAATGTTGCAGGCTTACCTGTAACTGGGGAATCATAAGATGACTCTGTTGATACAAATACTGAATCACTGTCTGCACAGTAAAAAATATTTTCTGCTACAACTTCTGTTGCCATTCCTTTAAATACTAGCTGACCGTTCATCTTCTGAACAGACAAGATGTTGCATAGCTCGTTTGCTGGAGAATCAACTACTGACAACTCCATCAATGCATATTCTTTAATGAAGCGAACTGCTTTACCAGTTGACTTATTAACTTCATTTTCTGAATCAATAATTTTTCCGCCAATTGAGAAACCTGCTAGAGTTCCATCAAGAACTTTCTCCCAGGTATCCTGTGCGCCTTTTGAGATGTATGCATCTACATAAACGCCATTGTAAAATTCTTTTGTTGCTGGATCATAAAATGTTTCTGGTCTAAATGAAACCATTTTACCAACTGCATTTGATCCATGCATCTCACGGATGTTTCCACGGAAGTTCTCAAATGCTTTAAGGCTTGCTTCTGCTGAAACAACGTCGCCTGTTTGATCTAAGTTATCGAGTGTAGCAAAACCAGAGACGGTGCGCTTTTCACGATTGACTTTAGTGAATGGCACAGATAAACTGATGTTATCGCCATGTGAAGACCACAAAGATTTTTCAATATTCATATGCTTAATTTTATAGCGTTATTCACTATAACGCAAATAATGGTTGAGTAGGGCTAGTCAACTTGCCTTCCGTCGCCCTGAGCATTTCTGCCTTCCCCAGAAATATCTGGTGAATTTGCAGACCTTTCGGAATCTCTAGTTCTAGTTTTACCAGCCTGTGCCCTAACCTCTGCCTGGGCCTGTGGCTTTAATTCTACAACCTTATCTCCACCATCTAGTGGAACCATGCCCATTCTAATTCTAATTTCATTAGGGGTAACTACCTGCATTCTCAAATATCTTTCATCGATTTTAGACTGAGTATCTTCATCGGTCAAGGTCAACTCATTGAATTTAAGAAGTAGGGCGTCTGTCATTTCCTGAATAATTTTATTTAACTTCTTTTCTAAATTCATTTGAGCTGGACGGCATACTTGCTCTCTGAATGTCTTATCGGCATCTCTTGCCACCGCCAAGTTAACTCCTTCTGGAGTTCCAATCTTATTAATTGGTACACGGTGAGATAATAGAATTTCATCTCTATTAGATTTACGATACACATTAAATGAAGATTCTTGAGTTCCTGCCTCAATTGGCTCCATCTTAAATTCAACCTTTGAGTCTGGTGAATCTGGTGGAAGTGGAATATATAGAGATCTATGATTCTTTCCTCTTAGTCCAACCTGGAAGAATTCTAGGAGCTTCCGCTCTGACTCTGTAGATAGCTTAGCACCCTTTACGGTAATAATATATCTTGGGACCGCCTTGTTCTCAAAGTAGTCAAGGTTGTACTTACCAGCAAATTCGTTTCCTGCCATAGCATTCTGCGATGCAATAATGTCTGGAATACCGTAATAGTTATTTGTTGGCGTATACTTCTTTAAATGAATAATCTCATTTGGTCTTTCTAGTCCGCCATCAATCGGATTTGGTGTCTCTTGGTCTCCGAAGTTACGGAAATAAACAGCCTTGCCATAAAGCAATTGAATAAATCCGTCACGCAAACGACGCACACGCATTGTCTTTGCTGGGATATGTCCGATATATCCAATCTTACCTGCTGAGGTTCTACCAATTTCAAGGTATCCATTACCTGTTGCCTCAACATCTGTATAGGCCTTAATTAAAGTTTCAGTAAATGTTTCTTCTTCGTTGCATTCTTCTAGCCAATCATAAAGATCTTGGCGAAGACGATTTAGCTTACGACGTGCACGATCTAATGCTTTATCATCTGTAATATTATCAAATGCTTCTTGCGTCTTTCTTGTCTCGACAAAGTCGTGGCCTAGGCCAACGATATTGGAAACCTTTGCATTAATTGCTGCATAGTTGTATGGAGAGATTTCGTAAATCTGTGAAAGATAATCTAGGTTGTATGGTGGCTCGATAAGGTCAAACATTGCATAGCCAGTAATGGCTTGAGCCAGTAGGTTCTGCTGTGTTTCTGTTCCATCAATTCCCTGGAAACGCTTTTGCAAATCTCTATTCATCTTGCGACGGAATGAAGCACCTAATCCAGATACCTTTGTTAAATCTTCTCCCTGAATTTTAAATGGGTCATTGCTCTTTGATTCCACTGGGGTATTAAATCTCATCCAGTCGGCAACATTAGAAATTGATACTTCTTCTCCGCCTTCATCATCAATAAATTTTACGCTCATCTTGTTCCCCCATTTTTAAGAGCCTTCATCTGGTCCTTATATTCACCAATGTCTAGTGGATCTGGTGTAAGACCCCACTTTAATCTTGTTTGTTGTTCTTCAAATTCTTCGTCGTTGATTTTTCGTTTACCCATAAGAAATTTAGGCCCGCCCTCATATATACCGTATGTGCGAACTTCTCTAGCCAAAGCATCGATTCTGGATCTATTGCCTTTTTTTGACGTGATCGAAAGAAAGTTCCCATCGTCGTCTCCTATCCAGCGTCCGTCTGGCATTTCCCAGACATAAATTCCGAGAGTTGTTTCGTCCTCGTTAAACTTTGCGCCTACTCTTTTGATATCCATAGAGTTTTATTTTACCATTCTTTACAATCTAAGTCCAGCTTTTTGTCAAGGTAAGTGACAAATTTATACGCTTTGTACCACTACCCAGTCATTATCGTAATATACTGGGGCCAATTCTGTCATGTCTATGACTGGATCTGATACCGAAACGGATGGTCTTCCACAATATAAATCGAAATGGGTATCTACCATTTCCTCAGTAAGAGATCTATTATATATCGCAATATTGTTATATAGATTATCTGGACCGCCTGAAGTCTCATAATTAAATTGAAGAACTCCAGTTACTGGTGCTGAGAATACTAAAACAATATGATGTGGCTCTCCTGCCACTAGGAAATTGCTTATATTGGTCTGTGAGGTCTTATCTACCCCATTGACGTAAACTTTGCTTATAGAGGCCTTAGAGACCGTTCCAGACCCATTCCAGGCATACTTAGTGCTGGTTGTTGGATCATAGAATAAAGTATTTGCCCCAGTTGTTTTAGGGGTAAAGAACATTTCTACTGTATTTATATCTAATTCAGTATTGATATCAAATCCATATCCTGAATCAGGCCTAATTCCATTAGCGTAATGTCTCAGAAGCGGGGAATAATTTAAAGATCCTACGGCAAATTGATCGTCTGACTCAATATAGCTATTAAAGTTATCAGCGTATATTCTAGTTTGGCTATAAAATTTAATTGAGAAATATGACAGTCTTGGCAAGAACTTGCTAGCATCTGTAGTGGTCATGGTAATTCTAATATATAGAAGTCCATTTGTGTCAAAGCTTCCTTTTTTATATTGTGGAATTGCTTCTCCATTTACACAGGGCAGGTATGTTGTTCCATCTATACTAGTTTCAACTGATATGCCTAATTCATTCCGCCACTCAATTTTAGAGTTTGTGAATCCTGATTCTGTTGGAATAAACAAAAAGTCATTGATAACAAAAGATTTGGACTGGGCTGTATCTGTTGGAATAAATCCTATATATTTACCCTTATCGTCATAGTATGTATTTGAATCTACAAAGCTATCCCACCTAGCATCGACTCCGTATGTGTAACTAAAATCTATTCTATTTGTTCTATCTGAACATGAGAACAATGTTCCTTCTTCTGGGTTTACTACATGTATTGGCTGTATATAATAATTAGCATCATTATAGTGTCTTGTAATTGCCGCTGAATTTAATCCATATCGATATACTGCTGGAGCATCAACTATAAAAGAATCTCCAGCGTCAGATGTTGGACCTATCTGTAGGTCAAATGTCGTATTAGTAAATTTAAAATTAGGATCTAAAGTTTTAGTGGTTACCTGAGTTCCATCAATGTATAGAGAAATAGAATTTACTGAATATATGCCTACTAGATGTATTGCTTTCTTCGTATATGTTACAGCCCACCTAACTTGCTCTGTGCCTGAAACCTTAAATACTATATCGCCCTTTTCCCAATATAATCCTATGCTATCTGTTGTATCGGCAAATATTGTTGTTTCTGATGATGACTGAATAGATGGACTGATCCATACTTCTAAAGTAAAGTCATTATCTGATGAGTATTTATTTGCAAGTCCGTTTGAAACGCTTGATCCATAAAAATCTTTTGATGTTGGTAAAGTAATATATGCTGCATTAGTTATCTTGGTTCCCGATACCCCGCCTGGAATTAAAGGCAACATGTTTGATACAGGGGATCCTACATAGGTTCCATTATTGCCGCACCCTGATGAATCAGCGGCGGTAGTGCCAGAAGACTCATCCAACGGCCAGAAGCCAATTGGATAGTCCTTAATTACCTTTAATTGATAACTCATATTGTTATTATACCAACGAATCGGTACTGGGTATATTACTCTGCTGTAGCTGAGTTTTTAGCATTAAGTAGGTTTACTACTGTTTCTGCTGTCTGTCTAATATCAAGAGCACGAGAAATTTCCTGGCATCCCATGCGAATATCTGAGATGTTTGCTACTCTGTCAAGCTTCAGCTTTTGCCCAATATCTGTTACTACTTTGAATTGTCCGTTTTTATCTTTGATAACAAAGAACACGGTTTCTACTTCTGCCGCTTCTGGGGCGGCAACTTCTGTTGATTCAACTGAATCTATATTTTCTGACATGATTATCCTATCTGTTTGTATCAGTATATCAAATTGATTGATTAATGTCTATAATACAATAAGTATTATTTGCCGTATTTTTCTTCTTTGCGGAAGAACTTCATGGCCATTGTAAATCGATATGCTGGGCCATCAATAGACTGTGGCTTAGCTGAATGCGGAATATTTGAATCAAATATTACTACACGACCTGGAACAAACTGTGAGGTATAGATAATTTTTTCTGCGTTATCGTCAAGGAAGGCTGTTTCTCCGCCCCAATCTTTATTCCATGTTTCATTTACATAATAAAGAAGAGTTTTTCCAGCACGATCATAATAATGATCTGCATGAACCTCATGGGTATCTGTATAAAGACCTAAATTAACATAGCTCTTAAAATGAGCATATTCTTCCATATTAATATTTTCATCAATAATTTTATCCAATGCACCATCAAAAAAATGCAACTTATCTAGAAGCTCTGGAGTAATTCTATAAACAAGCTTTCTATCCTGCATGGCCTGAACATCTGGTCTATTTGCATTGTCTAACATAAATGTTCCATGACTTAATGCATTATAAATTCCAGAAATTTCTGCATAATTAAAAATTCCGTCAAATACGTGGATTGACTTGTCTTTGCTTACTTTAATTTCTTCGTGCTTAATATGAGAAAAATCTGTTTTTCTAACCAAATCTTCTTCATCTGTATTTATAACTAAAGGTTTATTTAATCCCATTTGCTCTAAAAGAGCTGCTGGTAATACACCCATATTAATTAATTCTTGTAATTGTGGATCTATTTCATTTTTTGTATCTAACATTTTATATCCTTAGTTATTAACAACGCCCACGGGATGTGTGCTTCCTAAATAATTTCTAATTTGAGTAATCTCTGCATCTGTAACTACTCCTGTATACAACATATATTCAGCTAAATACCATGTGGCATCCTGTGTTCCACGAGACCACCCTACACGAGTTATATCAATTGCTGATGCATAGTTCCAGGTAGCGTTATTAGATAAATAATTATCATAAATTGTTCCACTAGTACGACTTGGACCCCACATACGTAGTCTTCCACTTCCATTATATGTTATTCCATCATAATTGACCACTAATTGACACATATTGCTTGCATGGTTCATGTTTCCCATTGTTGTAGATCCAGGAAATGGATATCCATCATTATTCCACGAAAGCTCTACGTTGCTATCTAGTCTTGGCACTGATCCTAAAATTTGAGATGATCCAGTTGGGCTTCCTAAAAGCGACCATTTTTGATTGGAAGAAGATGTTCTAAATACTGCTGCAATTGTCCAAGCGCTGTAGCTATTTGATGAGGCAATCAAATTAATATTTGGAAACTCAAAATAGCTTGATCCCATATTCCAAACATTTCTTCCAGAATCTGTTGTGGTACTTGGATTTGCTGGAGAATTATAGCTTGATCCAAGTGTGCCATCATTTGTAATTGGGCTTTGACCAACACGAGAATTTTTATACCAGATCTGAGGCTGTTTTAAACTAGACTGAACACTGATTGTAATATTATTGCTTACTGTAGATCTTCCGTTTTCATCCGTTGCTCTTACTGTAAAGGTAAAAGTTCCCGCAGCCGACGGAGTTCCAGAAATTAAACCAGAGCTTGATAAAGATGTTCCAGTTGGAAGAGTTCCAGAATTTAATGAATATGTTGGCGTTGAACCAGAATCATCTGTTGCTGTAAGCTGTACTGAGTACGCCTGTCCTTGTGGTATATTTGTTCCAATTGTTCCAGATGAAACCCATACTGGAGCTAGTGGGCCTTTCATAGCCCGCATGCCTTGTGCTCCGTATTTTCCTCTAGCGCTAGATTGAAATGGCATTTATTCTCCTTTAGAAGTTCTGGTTAGCTGTTGCGTATACAATCCATGTGCTGCTTCCAGTACGATGCATTGTAAATGAGAAGATATCAATCTTGCCAGCTCCATTTGTCGCTGTAGGTGTTAGACCATTTGCCCAGCGAATTGTCTGAGCTGCTCCATTAATATTTAATGTTGTTGGGATGTAACCAGTTGATCCTTGTGTAACAAAGACGTTAGTGGTTAGCATGTAGTTATTATCTGTAGGGACATTTGTAAAGTTAAATGTCATTGCTCCAGTTGGCGCAGTTGCGATATAGTAAACGTTATCTGCTGTCCAATCGAATGTTCCTACGTTAGAAGATAGGGTAACGTTTCCTACTTCTTCACGGAATTCAGCAATGCTTGTTGCTCCAGCGATGTTAACTCCACCGTTGAAATTAGCTGTTCCATTAAATGTAGCTGTGCTGGTAACTCCAAGTGTTCCTGCGATTGCAGTGTTACCTGTTGATGCCGCTACTGTAAACTTATCTGTGTTAATTGCGATATTAGATGAAGCTCCACCAGTTAGTGTAGATGTAAGAGCTAAAGATGTTCCGCTAAGAGCTCCAGTTGATTCTACTGAACCAACCTTGATTCCATCATATTCTACTCCAGCCTCATTATAATCTACAGTGGTATCTGGCTTTGTTGTAACATTAGATACAAGCTTCCACTTGCCATCTGTTGCATCCTTAGACCAAACGCTGTAGCGAGTACGTACTGGATCAGCTACAAGCGCTGTAGATGCAGACTGATTTACTACCGCTGTACCTGCTGGGCTTACTGCTGTTGAAGTTACGTTAGCTTCAGTCTTAGCATAAGAGAATGTATTGCTTGTAACTGCGGTAATTGTATAAGTACCATTAAATGTTGCATCAACACCAGTTACTACAACTTCTTCTCCAACAAGATATGGATGCGTTGCTGTAGTAGTAAGAGTTGCTACGTTAGATACAAGCAACTTATTATTGATTGAAAAAGTTTGATTTCCAATAGATGTGCTTGGCACGTCTCCAGCAGTTTTTGCGTATGCAAATGTTTTAGTTGTTGGAACCTGTGTAATTGTGTATGTTCCGTTGAATGTTGCATCAACTGATGAAACAACTACTGAATCTCCGACTAGGAATCCATGATCTAGATATGTTGTAAGTGTTGCTACGTTTGAGGTAAGTGCCTTATTTACAACTTTACGAGATGGAAGCAATCCAGTAAGAGTATACTTACCCTCTGTAACCAATCCAAGATCGTTAATTAGAGAGCTTGATCCGTCTCCAGTAAAGATAAATGGTGCTTCAACTGCAAGGTTTGCAGTTCCGACCTGAGTTCCTTCTCCTCCGAATACGATATTACCTGCGATGTTTACATCTCCAGTAATACCTACGCCACCCACAACTGTAAGCGCACCAGTTGTTGGTGATGTTGAGGCTGTTGGAATTTCAATATGAATATTCTGATTTGGTGTAATAACCATTTGTGTATTATCATCTGCCAAACCACCTGCGGCGAATACAATCTTGTTCTGTGAACCTGTGTCGCCAGTTGCGAATACTAGATTACCTTGATCGTTTCCGCCTTCTGCGCCAACCATAAAGATATAACCGTCGCCCTTACCAGTAATTGTAAAGTCTGGATCGGCAAAGTTAGATGATGTAATACCCATGTCAATGTAGCCAGCATTATCTGTTCCACTGTTTGAGTATGCAATAAAGTCTGTTGAAGCATTTACACCTGAATTTAGATTCTTGAAAGAAATCTGCTGATAGTCAGAGCTATTTGCAACTGCAGTAATAACAGGATTTGTTAATGTCTCTCCAAATTCTACTGCTCCTGCTCCGATTGGAAGGTGCTGTACGCCAGAGAAATCAACATCTCCATTTACATCAAGGTCTCCCTGCATGTAAAGGTTTCCTGCGACACCAACTCCACCATTTACGGTTAAAGCACCTGTTGTAGATGAGGTTGATTCTGTAGCGATTTCAATATGAACGTTTGTATCTGGAGTAATCTCCATCTGTGTATTACCTGCAGTTAATCCGCCTGCAGCAAATACAATCTTGTTATCTAAACCAGTTTCAGATGTTGCTAAAACAAGGTTTCCGTCTCCTGCTGGAGCCCATGTAAGTCCTGCTGGATCTAAAGCAGTTTCTGCTTCTGGCAATCCAGATGTAGCAAATGTAAATGTTACTGATGTTGGAGCGCTTGTTACTGTGTGCTTTCCATCATATGAAGAACCTACTCCTGTTACACGAACAATATCTCCTGCTGTATACCCGTGTGGTAAAGATGTTGTCAGAGTTGCTGTTCCAGCAAGAATTTTCTTTGAAACAACATCATATATATCTCCTTGAGGAGCTGACATAAATATGTATCCATCATGCGGGCCAGTAATTCCATAAGTTTCAGCGTCAAAGTCGTTACTTGTGATACCCATATCGATCCAGCCATGATCATTTGTTCCATCTGCTGCATAAGCAATAATATCTGTTGAGGCATCAGTACCGTTGCTCAAATTAACTACTGAAAATTGTGCAAAATTGTTTACTGATCCTGAAAATACTGACATTGTGTTTGTAAGATCTGCTGATGTTTCAAATCCTAGTGCTGCAGATCCCTGTGAATTACCAGTATAAGTTTTTGTTAATTTAGTTGTGGCGGTCCAAGATGTGTCTGTTCCGTCTGTTGTTAAAACCTTATCAGCATTAGATGCCTGATTTGGAATTCCTTCTTGACCTAAAGCAAATAGAACTGTGTTTGTATTTGGCAAAGCGCCTGCTGGAGTTGGCGCTGTGTGCTGAGCTGTTACTACATATGAACTAGTTCCATCTGTTACGATATCATTATCATAATATAGAGTGCCTGCTGTATATGTACCTCTCCAAGCAAATCCTTCTGATGCTACCGCCCATTTTGATGAATCTGATGTAGGTGCTACGTTAGTAGAAGCTGTGACAGCTTTATATGCATACAGATTTGGCCCGTACTTTACAATGTCATTGTAAGAGTATTCAACCGAAGATGAATATTCACCTTTCCAGTTAAAACGAAGTTTACCTAAATCTAAAATTTGTGCCATTATAAGACCTCCAGTTGTAGTCGCCCTGTATTTGTATCAAAACTGTAGCGGAATGTATTGTAACTCCACATCCAATTAAGGTAATCATCAGAGCGAGTTTCAAATTCGTTGGGCAAACGAATAGGTTCATCACCCTTAATAATATCTATATATGCCCTGCCTGTAGACGTATCTTGTCTTACGCCATAAAATGCTTTATCGACAAGATTCTCAATGTTACTTGAGTAATCTCCGTCAATTTCAATTAACTCTTGGGCCATTAGTTAATCCTTTCAAGCTTATTTCCTTTTGTAATTGTATCATAAAAAATCTTATCTAGCAATGGTTTAAATGCCCTCTTCAAGGCTTACTGTAAGCACCATTACATCCTCTATTGGGCATGTAGCCATTAGCTTATCCCCAACATTTAGAACAAATTCAGTTATGACCTTATGTCTTCCGACCTCTGGATCCGCCTTATCGTCTACTCTTAAATCTCCTGAGACCAGTTGCTGGACCATATACTTATGGCTTAGAACTCTTACCTCTGAAGCCAAAAATTCTGACTCTGTAATATCTCTGTAAATATAAAGCTTAACTGGAAGAATAGTTCCAAGTGTGTTGCTTGCTAGCACCGACAAAACTTTTGTTTTTGTGGTGGCAGTATAAAATGGTGCTGGATTGTCTATGTCACCAACTAAAGCAGTAATGCTCTTTAGTGAACCTTGACTTGCTGTAGCCTCTATTGGATGTGCGTAACCTGGCATTTATTTCTCCTTAAACCTGCAAAATTCCTTGAACAAAGTATCTAACTCCAGCAGAGCCTGCTACCCAAACTGAGTCTGTGTTATTTACTCCAAATCTAAATGTTTCATAACTATTATATGCGGGAACTGGTAGTTTGTATGCTATTAATCCCCACTCTGTATTTGATTCCCAATCATCTGGAACAACATATACATAAATTTCAGCATCTGTTGCTGCTGTATTAGTTGCAATAACTGATACTAAATAATTTCCAGTTGCTGCAAATGCTTCGTTGCCAGAACCATATACGGTTCCTGTTGCATCATCTACAATTCCTAATCTTTGAATACCTGCCATATTAAACTCCTAACCACCAAGCTGTTTCTAAATCTGCGGTTCCTCCGCCACCTCCACCGCCAGATGCAGTTAAAATAATTTTATTTGTAGCATCATTATATGATGCTGTTAAATTATTATGGGATGAATGATTCAAAAGTGGTGCTGCATAATCTTGAACTTCTTCTTGAGTTAAAGTTGATCCTGTAGACCCTACTATTCCCCAAGCTGTGCCGTTCCATTTAAATGTCTTAGACCCCACCGTATACTCCTGGTTAAGGGTTGGGTTGGACGGGAATCCTAGTGCTGAGGTCATGTGTCAATTATACTATAATATCAACCCAAAGTGCTTTAGTATGAATAGTGTAGCTAGTATGCTCCATAGAATATTGAACCATATTAAGGTTGGTATAGTTTTTACAGTAGAAGACCAAATCAAGCCTAGGCTGGAAACAAGGGCAAATATATACAACCACCATATGCTTATATCAAATAGGAGTCCTGGGATAATAATAATGCCCTTTGCAACAAAAGCAAAAAATTCTACAGTGTTTGCTTTATTCCAATAATCTTTGTTTCCCATTGTTTTTAAGGCTGTAAGCCATTCAGTTTTTAGACGCATTAATTTTTCCTATAAATTCTTTATGATTAATACATGCATTTGCCATATCGTTTTGCCTTCTTACAGATTCTTCATATTGTAAAAATCCGTAATGTTGTCCAATAGATTTTTTTTGAGCTTCTAAAACTTTTTCTTTATTTATTTTTTTAATACCAGCAGCCACAGATATCCAATTAAACAGTATCCATATTTTTCCAAAAAAATCATCAAATCTTGGCAGCCTATACTCCCAAGTATTTAGTAAAGATTTTAAGTTTTCTGGAGCATTATCATATTTAAACTTTTTCCAAAAATCTGTGTCGGACCTTTTAGAC